ACAAGAACAATCATACTTTGCTAAACCATCATAATATATTGTAATAAAATCTCCAACACCAGGTTTATTGGTATTTGTTGGGTCACATATGTCTTGAATAATTGTTATTTGATTTGACCCATCTAATGTTGACATATCAACAATATAATTGGATGTGACAACATATTTTGACCCAGTAAATGCACTATAATTAATTGTTGATGCAGTTGTATTACCTGTGAAAAATCCTCTTAGTGGGGCTCTATTATAAACAGGTTCAATAACAGAATCCATAAATGGTATACCATATGTATTAATATTATTGTCATCAACATAATATGGGTATTTAATATTTTGTTTGTTTGATTCAGGAGATCCAGCATTATTTTGACTATTAAAACTTGGTTCTAAAACAACACTATTTGATTGATTATAAGTGTTTGGTAATTCATTATATGACACTTCACTATCTCCAATTTGGAAATAGGATATATTAAAATTACCTTGTGATAATTTTAACCTTCCGGTGTCAGTAATTCTAGTACTAACCAACCCTGATGTATTTTTTAATATATAACTCATTTAATCAATAAATAGTTTATTACTCAATTTTATTATGATGGATTTATAATTGTAACATTACAACAATTACAATTATTTAATATAACATTTGTCATAAATAATTTAGTTGTCCCGTTAACTGAATAACAGGTAACTAAAGGTGTTATTGGGTTTATAGTATTTGTAAAACTACCATTTATTATTGTTGTTGAATTAAATAATAAGGTATTCCAAGTAGTGACATTTGTATTATTATATATTGATCCAGAATTACAAGGATTAAACGTAGTACTTGTACTTAACATAGGCGATGGTGTTGCTATTGGAGAACCATTAACATTAACAGTAACTATATTATCATATAAAGCGGCGGTTGGTGAAGGTGCCACTTTAAATACACTATTATGTTTTAAATCAAAAGTAATATAAGCTCCACTAGGTAATGTTGGGTTTACAGTTATATCAAATGAATTAGGTCCAGTTAAAGTTAATTTTAATTGATATGTTTGATTAGGAGGTGGAGCTAATAATGTAACAGTTTGTGTTGTTGTTATATTATTTGAATCTTTAACCTTAACAACATATATACCTTGTAATAGATTAGTAAATACTGGACTAGACTGATAAGTTGTTCCACCATTAATTGAATATTGGTAAGCTGGTGATCCTCCATTTGCCGTAACAATAATACTACCATTATTACCACAGGTTGGGGAATTAACATTTATAGATAAATTTATTATAACATTATTTACACAATCTCCTTCCAATACAGTAATTATATATGACCCTAAACAATCCCCACCTAAAAATTGCCATCCCGTTAATGGAGGTGTAGATGTATTTGAATTATATATAATACCATTAGTCCATCCATCAACTAACCATTGGCTTGTTGTTCCTGTACTCCAATATATGTTATATAAATTATCATCAGATATCCAAGTAGGCATACCATTTAAATATCCATTAAATAAAAATTGATGTATTTCAGAATTAGCTCCAATTGTATCAATAATATTCATACATAAACCACTATAAGCAGGTAAAGTAGTTGTTGTTGTGGTACTTGTAGAAGTTGTTGTTGTCTCAGGAATTAAACTACATATTGTAGTTGCCGTAAAATCACCATAAGAATCAACCACAGTTACGGGATAATCACCATAAGTAAGATTATCTATTGTTTGTCCATATCCACCTTGTTCCCAATTAATTTCATATGGTGGTGTACCACCACTAACCATAAGGCTAATTGACCCATCACACGATTCTAATGTACTTGGATTTGTATTATTACATATTAACACCATTGGAAATAGAGTTAATACTTCACATTCATTTGCAGGTTTAATTGATATCGGTTTAGTTGCCATTACTAATAAATAATCAGTTATTTATTTTTTTCCAAAAATGACTTCATTACTTCAATATATTTAATTGTGGAACTATTTTTATCCACATAATTAAAGAAATTATTATCATTTATTAAATCCTCAATCGGATTCCTGTTTATAAAATCTCCCTTATAAAATTTTGTAGTTTTTAAATTATCAGTTACACCTGCCATATGTAATATTGGTTTTTCATTATAAATATCAATATCATCAGTTGCCCAAGAAAAATCAAATTCATTTGTTATTTTTGTCTTATATCCAGAATTCCACATATTCCATAATAATGACCACATTTCTGCAGTCCAAAATTGTATTTGACCAGGGTTAATTGGAAATCTTTTTTGATAATCTAACATTTGGTTATATAATGGTGTACAATCATCATAAATCTTAGCCCATAATAGTGGATCCGTATTTTTGATTAGGTATTGACCTCCACCCGAATTTTCTTGGTTTTGTTTAATTAAATCAACATCAATTCCAATTATGTCGGCCATTTCTTGAAATAATTGTTCTTTGTTTGATGATGGGTGTTGTTTCTCATATCTATCACAACAATCTTTAATGTAGTTGTAACCAATATACCCTATTGTATCAGATAAATAAGAAATATTATCATTTAATAATTTATCAAAATCTGGTAATCTATTGAATATTATGTCAGAATCGTGTAAAAAAAATAACTTCCCGTTTTCGGGATATTCTTTTAGCCATTGGTAAATTAAATATGGTTTAATACTTGGTATATAAGATTTTTTATCTCTGTCGTCATCGTAGAAATGAACATTATACCCATAATCACATAATTCTAATGCTCCTTTTGATGGTTGTTGTTTTTTTTGTAAACCAAAAATAACATGGATCTGACAAGGTTTAATTCCTTTCTCAATAAAATTATGTGTATATAATTTTACTTGCCAATGAAAATAAGGTACGTCAGGTTGTGCGGTTACAAAAAGAATATTTTCCATATATTAAAATATATTATATAATATATAAAAGTGAATTTTATTTTAATAAGGTTTTGATAATGAAATTACTCCATTATAAATATTTAATTATATTTTTAACATGGTCCATTAAAAGTAAAAACTCCACTATTTTGTGAACCATAGTTACTATTATCTGAATAAGTCCCGTCATCTGCGAGTATAGTACAATATTCATCTGTGTATATTGCAAACGCACCACTCAAATCACAACTAGTTGCAAGACAAGAGCTACTTATATAGTATGTCGTTAAAGAACCTACATTACAAGGTGGGGATGGAATAAGTAGACTGTAACCCAATTGAATTTCACAACAACTAGTTAATCCTGATGTATCACATATTACTTCAGGTGAAACTATGGTAACATTTGTAGTAGCAGAATAAGAGTTATAACATACAGTTATCGGACTTCCTCCAGTTGTTCCACTTATTTGTCCGTAAGGGTAACAACATGAGTAATATGAGTATACGACGTCCTTTGGTATAGTTCCTTCATTACATTTAATTTGACTAAATTGTGTTGGTGTTGGTGTTGGAGTTGGTGTTTGAGTAGGAGTATTTGTTGGACTTTCAGTTGGTGTTAATGTTTGAGTTAATGTAGGAGTATTAGTTGGCGTCTCTGTTGGCGTTAATGTAGGTGTTTCTGTTGGCGTTTGAGTAGGTGTTGAAGTAGGGGTCTCAGTTTGAGTTAATGTTTGAGTAGGTGTCGGTGTTAATGTTTGAGTTAATGTAGGAGTATTAGTTGGCGTCTCAGTTGGCGTTAATGTAGGGGTCTCAGTTGGCGTTAATGTAGGTGTTGAAGTAGGGGTTTCAGTTGGCGTTTGAGTAGGGGTTTCAGTTGGCGTAGAAGTTAAAGTTTGAGTTAATGTTTGAGTAGGAGTATTAGTTACAGTTAACGTAGGGGTATTAGTTGGTGTTAATGTAGGAGTTTCTGTTGGTGTTTGAGTAGGTGTATTAGTTGGAGTCTCAGTTGGTGTTAACGTTTGAGTTAATGTTTGAGTAGGAGTTGGTGTTGGCGATAATCCTGGTGTTGGTGTTAATGTTTGTGTTGGCGTTAATGTTTGTGTTGGCGTTAATGTTTGTGTTACCGTTTGTGTTGGCGTTTGTGTTGGCGTTAATGTTTGTGTTGTAGTTTGTGTTGGCGTTGGTGTTGGTGTTACAATACATTGATAACAAGAAATATTATATTCCAATTTTAAATTGATCACAATATTTGCATCAGATAGATAATAAATGGTTTCAGGTAAACACCCATCTATTTCAACACATTTATTATATATTTTAATTTGATTAAGTGAGTAATTAATTTCAACTTTACTTATACCACTATAACTTTCTAAAGTTTCAGTAATTGCTTGACCCCACTCATAGTCAGATGGATAATCAGTTAATCCTGAAGAAACGTAGAATGATTGTTGAGTATTTTCTCCATCAACAGTAATGTCGGCAATAAAATTTGCACTAACAATAATACATCCAGTATCATCATATGTTAAATCACTAAAACCTTCAGCAAACATTTGTTGTATACTTCTTTTACCAAGTATTCCTGTATTTTGGAAATTATCATTACATATATTATATGTTTGATAACTTACTTGTACATTAGTCCCATTTAAAACAACGGTTTCAGTACTTGTACATCCACTTGAATCAATTATTTCCAAACTATATGTTCCACCACTTAATGATGTTACAGTTGTTCCAGTTTGACCATTAACATTTGGACTCCAATTATAGGTAAATGTTGGGTTGCCCTCATATATTAAGGTTGATATTTCACCATTATTCCCGCATGTTGGTTGAGTCACAACTAAGTCAAATAATACACCATATGAATCGTTAATATATAAATCTAATGTCTGACTACAACCTGCAAGATCTGTAACTGTGGCAGTATAATTTCCAGGAGATAGATTATTAAATGTTGACATTGGGGATGGTGGAAATCCTGTAATCTGATAACTATAAGGTAATGTCCCACCACTACTTGCTAATAATTGTATTGACCCATTACTTAACCCACAAGTAGTATTTTGAGTAATAGCCGAAATTGTAAATAGTTCAGTATTATCAATTGTAATTGTAGTTTCATATGTACATACACCATCAGTTATTACCAAATCATAATCACCTGAAGATAATGTATCAAAATCTTGTACTATATTATTAGTAGGTCCAAAAGTTGTTGTATCATTTAATGAATCTGTTAAAATATATGTGTAATATCCTGACCCAATTAAAGTAATATTTACCGATCCCGAATTATTATTACAAATTGAATTTGTGGTATTAATACTTAATACTTGAAAACTATTAGCCGTGTTGATAGACGTTGTTCCCGATACAGTACATACTCCGGCATCTATTATGTTAAAATTGTATGTCCCCGAAAATAAACCTGTAAAAGTATACTCATTATTAAATATTATTGCGCTATCACCATTAGAACATCCAATATAATATGGCGCGGTTCCACCTGTTACAATTATGTTTATTTCACCATCATTAGTGAAACAACTTGGTGGATATGTCATAAAACCACCAATACCCAATGGGTCTACACCAGTAACAGTTATTATTTTACTTAGAGTACAACCATCATTATTTGTGACTTGTACGTTATATAAACCTGCAGTTAAACCTGTTACCGTTGTCCCAGTTTGTCCATTAACACTTGTTAACCAATTAACTGTGTATAAACTTGGATCAGATAAACCTGTTAAAAATATTTTACCACTACCATCATTATTTATACAACTTCCATCATTTACAACATAATAACCATAATCAAAAGGTATTGAGTTTGTTACAATACAAGACGCGGATTTACCTGTACAACCACCCCCATCATCCGCAACAACATAATAAGTTCCAGCAGAAACAGGAGGAAAAACATATTCAGTATTTGTTGAACTTCCACTTGAAATAAAATTATTATCAATATCATATAAAGCAAAAGTAGATCCCATACCACCACCATAATAATATTCTGTTGTTGCGGTTATGCCTCCGTTATCAAAACCACAAGTAGTGTTTGTAGTTTCAATTGATACGCAGGTTCCTGGTGATATATTAAAATTTACAACCTCATAATTACTATATGTTGAGTCATATACTTGTAAAAAATAACTACCCGCACTTAAACCTGAATAATAATAGACATTATTATATATTATTGGTGGCCCTACATCAATTATTGTTGTTGTTAATCCAGATGTGGGTAAATTAAGGTTAGCGGTAGGACTTTCAATAACTAACCAATCAGGACTATCACCAGTTACAGTAAAAGTTACAACACCTAACCCTTGATTTGTACAATCTCCTGTTATATTAAATTGATTTATATTTATAATACCCATTATTGATTACATATTATTTGAAAATTTATCCCAACATTTAATTCCAAATTACTTTGGTTACTAAATAATTCACAAGTATTACAAGTATTATTATATATAGTAACGATATTTGTTGTTTCGTCAATATTATATGATAAACCTTCATTAATCATTTGTGGTAGTGAATCATAAAGGGCGTTTAACCAATTCACTTGAGTTGGGAAACTTGTTCCACTAACGGCATATCCATTACCATCAAAGAACTTGTAATCCACAATTTGAATACCATTTAATCTTACATCAACATACCATTCAGATGCTATACTATTAATTAAACAATCATTATTTAAATCATAACCATTATCATTTAAATATGTTGTTAAAACATCCCCTAAAACAACCCCAAATGAATTAACATTTGGACTAGATCCCCAAGGATAAATAGGACATTCAATAGCTTGTCTTGGGCAATCAACAGGTATTAATTGTCCGATAGCATAACAAGGTTTACATGGAACAAGAACAAGTTGACAACCCATTTGTCTTCTCCATACAAACTTTTGTCTATGGAAAATTGAGTTTTCTAATTTGGTACCTGTATTCCATATTGTGGTTGCAGGAACCATTTGTTCAATTAATTTTATCCAATAAGTACCCAAACCATTAACATAATCAATCATTGTTTGATATGTAAAATTATCGTTAGGGACATTAATTGCCTGACCTGATTCTAAGTATTTCCAATAGATAGATTGAAGGGTTGGGTACCCACCTGTCTTACCATCGGTAATAAATTGTCTATTTCTAACATTAATTGTATTATGCCAAAAAGTTTGAGCAAATTCAAAAAATGTTTTTTCTTTTGGTTTTGGGCTGATTACCGTCCAATCAATTCCACCCCTTTGCGGGTATGGAGTATTTGGTGTTGGATTACAACGTGTTGGTTCAACATAGTTTAACCCTTGATTAGGTATTGGGTAATTATATTGTCTTGACATAGTCCACACATCATAAACCAACCCTTGAGCCGGATTCATAAATATGTCAACATTCTTAACATTTATAACTAATTTATCACTATTAACAGGATAATATGCGTTGAAGTTTCCATCAAAATTAGTTCTTAAACCAGTTTGAGTATCTGTCCAACTTTTCTTATTATCAACTATTCTACGTAATTTATAACCCAAATTCATATAAGGGAAAGTTCTATATCTTTGTAGATATTCTTCACCATAGTTAAATGGTAATAATGTCGTTTGGTAATTAGGGTTAGCACCTGTAAAAACACTATTCGTAGTATCTACTTGTTCCGGCATCCTATGTTGTGGTGTAGATTCAAACCAACCTCCTCCAATTTGGAAGTAGTAAGAATCACTTGTTGTTGGCATCATTGGATAACCAAACTCATCTATTGGATAATCTTCAGGGTAAACATTTACATCACTTATAATACTTGTTGTTGTAAATCCTGTAAATTGTTGCCCATGTATTGAGTATACATCCGTTGTATCTAAAACAGGTAATTGTTGAGTATATGTTCCCCCTGATAATTGAGCGTATTGACCATTAAACTCCTCAATATTTATTTTTTGATCCGCAATGTAGATATATTCATTAAATTCAATTAAAGCTTCTGGAGCTCCAATTAATCTTAATAATATTTCAATAGATTTTCTTGTACCTTTAGATTTAAAAAGGTATGCCGAATTTAAAACTAAGTTTCTATAATATTGGTAGTTAAGTTCCTCAGGTGTCATACCAACCGACAAACCACTAAAATTATTACTTCCAGGGCTAAATACAGAATCTAACAATTGATCATTTGTAATTGGTGAGATATTTGGATCCCACCCTAATGTCATCGCTAAATTTTTTAACAACTGAGACGGTATATCATTTTTGATATTGTAATTAACATTATTCATGTTTGATAATGCCGATATAAACTTTTTTGTTTCATCAAAACTCCTACCATATATCTGTAATACTTTCTCTATTTTTTGATCAGGAGTATCAAATTCTTTAATAGCACCTGTTGTTAAAAAACGTGATATTAAATTAGTACGATATAAATCTAAGTTAGCGGCAAATTCATTTAAAGTAGTAAGATAGTTATCAAACGCTAATGATGATATATCTAAATTCCATTGACCATTTTTAGGAAATGTGATTGCTTGGGTTGTTAAATAAATTGTTCCATCTTCATTTTCTTTTGGAACTGTAAATGTTGATGTATATATCGGAGTAATAGACCTGTTTAACAAAAATTGTTCAACCTCATCCATTGCCTCATTGAATGTTTTATTGACGTATATATCGTTAGGTCTAATAACTAACGAATCATAAGATATAGAATTACCTGAGAATGGGTTACCTTTAACAACAAAACTTAATGTAGTGGATGTATTATTAGAAGGACTATAGAATATAAAAGGATATTCACCTCCATTTATAAACAATGAATATTTTGGGTAATTTACCGTAAAATTCCTTAAAGATGAAACTTCAATTTCAAGTAGTTCAAAGTTTCTATTGGCATTTGAACTATAATCAATATCAAATGGGTTTCTTAAAGAACTTATATAGACATCAAATGTTGTTTCATCCTCAACCGAATCATACAGAATGTTTGTTGCAGTTTCACTTGTACTATAATTTGGTAAAACTGATGTAATTTCTAATGCACCAGGAAAGAAATTAATAATATGTAAAATAGAAGTAGAGATTCTTTTAACTAAAGAACCATATAATGTAAAGTTAGTAACTTGAGATAAATCAAAATTAGGATAAACTTTAAAGTTATTCGCTTGTATTACTCTTGATTCGGTAACACTTTCAATATTTAACGTATCTAAAGATATAGGTTCTGAAAATGACCCTATTGAAAAGTTTCTATTTTGTTTTTCGGTAATTGATGTGGTAAATTCAAAATTTGCTTGTGTAAACCCTCCCCCATCAACAAGTTGTAAACCAACTAAGTTGTCAGAAAATGTCCCTTGACCGCTTGGAGACTGAGGTGGACACGTATATTTTTTTACCGCCATTTTATACTATGTTGTTAAAACTTTTACTAAAATCAATATTGTTATTTCTATCTTGTCTAACCTCATATAATAATTCATTAAACTGATCACGTACCTCAAATAAGTTGTATTGTTTGTAAATGTTATTAGCGCTATCATAGATTGTGTAAATACCATCATCAATAGATTTGGTTTGATTACCATAAAGGGCAATTGCCAATGTTGATATATCGTGTTCTACGATTTCAACTTCTGTAGTTATAGGATTAAAAAATGTATTAGTTATAATAATATTCTGATCAGGTTGTCCAATAAATGGTGTGGCACTTGGTTTATTAGTTGGAGAAGATGATGGTGAAAGTGTACAGAAAAGTAAGTTTGATGTACTTTCCACATATCTATATCTAATAGCCTTTTGTGATGTATTTGTTAAATTTTGTATAACAGGTTCACAATAAAATGATGAAGTTATAATTCTAAAAAAATTAGGAATTTTAGTTCCATCAGAATTTAAGTATTCAACTCTAAAACCAATTAAACCTTGATTAACAAATTTATTTCTATATTGTGATGGAACATTATTTAAGTCAATAACAATACCTTTAACATTAGGTAATGAAGATAGAACACCACAATCCGTTATTTTAGTTCTAATTTCTGCCGGTCTAATATACAATGTATATATACCCAATTTATTAAATTGATCAGCTGGTAATTTTAAGTTATATAAACCACCTAAAATTTCAACACCTGAATTACCACCAGTTGTTGCATTGTGAAAATATGGTCTTAAAATAGATTTTGCATCTAATTTAGTTAAAACAAAGTTATCTGTTTCATCCCTTGATGGCGTATAATTCAAGATGATCTCTACGTCATCAGGACTAACGTCCGCACTTCTTATTGTTCCGTAATTACCTGTAGCCACAAGAATTTAATTTATATTTAGTTTATTTTTCCTTACCTAATAAATACTTAACTAAGGTCTTTTTTAACATTAAAAAATCCATACCCGTATTTTTCTAAGTCCCCAACATTATCAACCTCACCTATCCTTTCAATATATTCTAAGGCAGAGTTTTTACCTCTTTCAATAAAAACATTACTTTGAACTTCAGGTTGATCAATAACATTTATTAATGCTTCGTTTTTAGTTAATCCAGTCATTATTAAATCATTTTGAGTAAATCCCGATGAATACACCATAAAAAGTGTAAAATCTTCATAATCAAAATAATCAATTTGATTTATTGTATATGCGGTATATAATCCATTTGGATCAGGCCCCCATACAGTACCAACACTACCTGTAGTTCCAGTTATTTGAATACCTAACTTAAATTTACCACCATAAAGATTATCCTTTGGTCCATATTGAGCTAAATCATTTATAGTTGATTCCGTATATCCCGATATTAAAAATGGTATGGTTGTATAATTGTAACTGAAGAAATCATTTATGTCTGTATTTGAATCTCCACTAAAAATGTAATCATAATTGAATGATGTTCCTGTCCAATTACCACCAGCCGGTGTAAATGTTGCAGTACCATTAGGGTTTGAGATGGTCACATTATCAAATGGTGTGGTAATTGTTTTTGTTATTTTTGAAATCCCCCATGGTGAATTAGCCGTCATAGTTACAGTATATTCACTATTTGAAGTTGGGTAGTTATGTGAAATTGGTAAAGTATTTGTAATCGTTGCTAGTGGTGAACCATCACCCCAATCAATAACATAAGTTACTAACGATAAGAATTTTATAAATTCGGTGTCCGAAGTATTATAAAAAGAATACGTATAAGGACTACCTGTTGTTCCAGAAAACAAGAAATTATTAATAACATCTTTTTGTAAAACCGCACCATCAAAAACCGAATAATACCCCATATCAACTGCGGTTTCAGTAAATAATAATGATATAGTTAATCCCGTTAAAAGTGAATCACCGTTTGTACCACCCGACAACACATAAGTCATACCTGTATAAACTCCAATGTTATCAACACCAGTTACACTTGTTTCCCCCGTTAATATAGGGCAACAAGGATCTGTAGTATCATATACATCGGTACCACCGGTGTACTGAACCAATCTAAGATCCCCGTAAATGTTTTCAGGAGATATTTTAAAGTAATATTTTTGTTCTTCCATTATGGGTTTACGTATTCATACCATTTTATTGGTGTCAATGCCTCACCAACTCTTAATGTTGTTGAGGTAGATGACACTTCATATGTCTTGTTATTATAATCTAAGTTTACTTTGTAATAAAAATAGTCTTGGGGTAAAAAATTAAACTTATTTGGGGTTATTAATGGTTGTGGTGTATTAGTCATTACAACATACACGCCTAATTTTGCATCAAAAAATTTAGATGACATATAAAATTTATTTATATCGTAAAAGTTTCTTTCCCTTAACCAATAAATAAAAAACCCTTCTTTATCTCCAATATAATCCAATTTGAATTTAGGTTTTCTAATATCTACGTTTGGTAATAATGCGTTTAAACTTACACTCATAAATTCACCTTGTTGTACAGGCAATATTATTGTGAAATAAATTTGTTGGGTTTTTTCATCTGTTGTATCATAAAAATCCATTTTAAAGAATGATTTAGTAAAAGGTTTACCATAATAGTATACCTCCTCATTTGTAAAACCTTCATTTATATAAGATATTCCCCAATTTGTTTGATTAACTGTAGTTGCAGTTATTGGTGATACATTATCATAAAAATAAAATTCATAATTTATATCTGTGTTACTATCAATATCAGAATTATGTGAAAAACGACTAATCTCAAAGTCATTTGGTGATCCAATAATTTCCTTAACCATCTCTTTTTGGTATTCCAAAATACTATCATCATGACCCGCAAAATCCCATTTCATTTCAATGGGAATATCCACATAATTATTTGTGGTTGGTCTTATTATTTTAATTTTATTCACACTCATCAACTATAGGTTCTGCAATAACGTTTATGTTTTGTACTCCTATTCCTTCTGGTGTTAATCTAAAAATAGTATTAACATATGGATAATGTTTACCATTCATAAATGGATAGTTAACGCCAATACCATTACTATCTATATAACCATAAGTATATAAGTCTCTCCATCTGAAACTATTTGATAAATTAGAATAAAATGCATAATCAGGAATATCTAATATTAAATTAGAGTCGGCCTCTTCAATATAGTCGGAATATTCACTTATAACAATTGGACTATGGGGGTAATAATAATACCCAAATTGATTAGATGGTTGAGCGTCAGTTTCAATATTAAATTTTAAATTATTAAAAATTATTTTATGATTATATTTTGAAATTACCCTCTCCGTTTGTTCGTAATCATTCCATTCACAAAAATCCCCATCAATTGTATCTCCCGTCACTAAATCTTCATTATAATAAAACGGGCCAACAGGTGGGAATGTATTTGAATCATATTGTCCTTGAGTTATGTTTGTATTTGAAAGAAAATTACCTTGATCCCACCAAGAATTTGGTAAACTATTATCTAATGGTTGATTAAACTCCCACCCTTGTTTCATACCTTTAGTCCATCCAAAATAACCTTTCCATAATGTAGTGAAATACAATTCAGATATGGGTCTATTTTGATTATCACGTAGTGGTTTAATATCAATATCACAATTAAACGATAAAGTATATGATTGATTACCTTCTTTTACTGAAACCCTATTTGTGTTATTTGGAGTTATAATATCTTTTTCAAATTTTGATTTTGATTCAAATATATTTTGTTCAAATCCCGCCTTTATTAATAAAGCACATTCTGAATTAGTTAAAATTTTATGTTTTCTAACATAATATTCTGACATTGTTTCTCCACTATTACTTTTATTAATTATACGTTTAAATGTACTTGAGGTTCCATTTTGGAACGTGGTACCAGTAAAACCAACATTATAAATTTTAAAAATATATTCTTCACTACCAAACCCATCATCACCAAGTCCATTAACTTGAAAAATAGTTTCACCATTATAATTAAATGGCAATTCAACAAATTCTCCTGTTAATAACCCATGTTTCATAGGACATTTAAATGTAATATAATTAGCATTGTCATCACTACCTGATGTTATTGTAAATGGTATTCCATCAGATGCCGCCCAAAACCAAGATGCGGTAGTTTCACTATCAATTGCAAATAATGGTTTTGTATAATCGTTACCATACGCATAACTCATATAATGAGTCCAATTATAAGTTGATGCACTTTTATTTATAAATGTTACATGGTTATTTGGTGGTTGAGTATATCCTACCACATTATTGTCAACTCTAATAAAATCAAATTCAGAATATTGGGGGTAACCTTCCCAAGGGGTGTTAGGATTTGTGGCGTAAAATATTGCGTTATTAAGCGCATTTGTGTAATACAAATTATCTCTATATGGAACATAGGTTGTTGATCCAGTGTATTCATTTTTAAATATAAAAGTGTATTTAGTTACAGGTCTAAAAATTGTTGATGATTGTCTTTCATCATCAAAAACCTGTTGTAAACTTAAATCAACGTTTCTATCAAATTCAACTATTTCTTTTTCAGTTTGTTCCAATGGAAGATCAATAAAAAGATTGGTATTACTTGATCCTTTATATCTTAAACTACCTAATACAATATTTGTTGGGTTGTCTATCATTTTATCCTTCGGCATTTACGTATAATTTAACAAACTTATCAATTGCAGTTTTACCATTATTTAACCCAAAATAAAAATGGAATGGAGCTCCAACTAAAACTTTATTTGTGACTTGTGGTGTTGGTAATGGTTGACCATTATCAAAATTAGTTATGATACCTAATTTAGTGGTTGAAGATCCAAAATATGGGTCAATATTAAAATCTAAATTTTGATACCCTTTATGAAAGAAAGGTGAATACGTATTCCAATTATTATTTTCAGACCCAAATATATTTGGTGATGGATTTATCATCCATTTATAATGAGGAACATCTTGTGTTTTTGGAAAACCATAGTAATCTTCTATTAATGGTGATTGACTATATGTTTCAATACCAGGAGTAAACCTTCTTCTATATTTATATTCATCAGTTGGGGTTTCAAAGAATATTCCAAATACAGGTCTTGGTGGCACTGAGTTATCATTACCAAAATATATTGAGCTTGGATTAGGGTAATTTTCAAAAATAAATGGGTTAATTTTCCATTCAGAATTTATTGATAATGCTTGAGCAAAATCACCATCTATTCTATCCGCCTCTCTAGTGCTATTAAAGAATTGGATAATACCCTTACCTTCGGTACTACCACCACCTACCGCAATAGGTAAGATTGATTGTCTAAATGTATCATTTAACAATCTAGATAAAAATCCAATTTGGATTATATCTGATGTGTCTTGATAAGAAGTAGATTTAACTTGATCAACCATATAACCATTAAAATTTGAACTATTACATATCTCAGTAATAAACTCATCTCTAGGTCCTAAATCAGCAATTGTTGTTGGAAATTGAATTTGTTTTTCATTATAACCTAATCCAGGATATCCATCAACTATTGATGATGGCCAGTTTGGATTAACCAAAGGTTTGTTTTTCCCGATGAATTCTTGTGTACTTTGTTTCCATGGTGAAGATCTATAATAGAAACCATTAGTTAATTCATTAAAAACAATAACATCATCACAAAAATTATATGTTGGTATAGTAGACAAGGCCGCATATGTTGTGGTTTTATTAAATGAGAACATATATAAAACTCCATTTATCCAATTGTTTTGAAATGTTTGAGCAAATACACCACGACAAGCGGCAAAGGTAATTGTAAATCTTGTTTTCCACTCTAAAAATAATGTCACATCTTCACCATATTCAACTAAATATTTTTTATTTAGTAGACAATAACACCCATTTTTAACTCTACCTTCTGGAACAATACATTGATCTGCAGGTATAATAGACACATCATTACCAGATCCCTGATAACATTGTAATGATACCATAGTATCACAATCAAAAGTTTGTGTAGGACTATCATATTGTTCTCCCGATATCTCAAGTGACATACCTGACCCTGATGTGCCTGGAGTGCCATCGGAAGTATAAAATGTAAAATTATTATTTTGGTGTACCGCATAACCTGTTTTTGAGTCGGTAAGTCCATCTTCAGTTTTTGTAGATGTTGGTAATCGGTCACTTCTCATTACCATTTTAGTTTTATCATTAAAATTAACACCAGATAATGTAGTATATCTATAATATGCCGGTGAATATAACACAGATAATTGGTTTGATGGTACATCACCTAATTGACCCTTAGCTTCTTTTCCATCATTAGGAGTGTTTGCATTTTGACTTTCACTACCACAACTAAGGTAACCAGCATTACTTTTTTTCCCTAAAAATGTACCACCCCCAATGTACGATGGTAAAAAAGCCGGTATCGTATAGTTACTTGATTGTAATATCGTTCTTGGAGTATTAGTTAATGAAGAAGATCCAATAAATTGCCATACACTAACTGGTTGGTAATCAGCAACACTAAGATCATCCGTAGATAAATAATAATAAGGATAGTTTGAGGTAAAAGCAGTATAATTAGGGTTAGATCCATCCGCAGGTCCTATATCAAAATTATATGATGGGAAATAAAGATTAGTGGTTGAGTTTGTTGTGGTGTTATGACTAGCAGGTTTTAATCCTGTTGGTTGTATGGGGACATTTAAAAAATAATCTCCCTCAGGTGTTATAACATTACCATACGATTTACCAAATATTCTTGATAAATCGTATTTTATTTTTTGTGTTGCGGTATGAACATCAACACCCCTATTTAAAATTATAATTTCAAAATCAGCATAGTTAGTCATTTGATCTAAAGCTTGTCCCGCATCATAAGTATTATAAGTACCCTCACAACAATATATAAATTGGATTCTATGTTTTAAAAATGAACTTGTAGGAAATGTACCAGAGTTACTACTATTACCACAGATTGCCTGAAATTCAGAAACGGTCATACCTGTTATCATCTGATAATATTCCACATCGGTAGGGTATTGAAGATCCACAACTTCATCACCACTAATTGATGACGGAATGTTTGAAATTGGTGTTTGGGTAATTATAAAAGGTATTGTATTTCCAGACGTATCATTAATATTTAAAGGGTTCGCATAAGTAACGGATATTGATGTTTGACCTGTTGTTGTTGTACCCGTAATTGAGTTATTACCTAATTCATTTAATGTAGCTCCCGTAATATTAACATTTCCATTGGATTGTGTTGGGTCATTAAAACTAATTGGTTTACCAACTTGCATTTGATCTTTAGTTCCTGGATTAGCTAAAAGAACTATTATTTGATCTTCAAAAAAAGTATTACCATTTAAAGATGGGTTAACAAAACTTTTTATTCTATTTGCACCACCATAAGAATCAAAATATTTATCTCTTGTGTTAAATTCATTTAATTTTTGAGGAAAAGTTGCGGTTATAGGAAACGCCCAACTTCTTGGGTCTTTACCACTATTATCCCAAGCCGCAAATAGAAATGGTTGTGGTGCATGATACAACGCAAATTCAGGATTATATATTGTTGTTTTATTAACGTCATTAGGTTCTGTAGATGATGATAATATATCATAACCAGAAAAAAGTCTATTGTAGTCGGCAATCCCTCTTGCAGCAACCTGAGCAGTAATATCTTGTTTCATTGCCGAAGTAGTTAACGATGGTAAATCACAATTTATGCATGCGGCGGTTGCACCAGGAAGACAATCTCCCGCCGAAAACGGACCATCATTTGAGTCTTCTTGATCCTCAATAGGATTGTTTTGGGCATTAGGATGTTGAACATCATACGCACTTGGCATATTAACCGGAGCTAAAAATCCTTTATTTTGAGCAAGTTGTTGTTGGTTAGTATTTGATTGTGCTGAGGTAATTGCGTCATTAACTGTATTTTGATCAATATCATCCTCTAAAGTTGCTGGACCGCAATCACAATCACAACTTGTACATTCAGGATAAGACATCATAGGTAAACCTATTCTTGGGAAATTTTTTATCTTAAGAAGGTATTTTACTGTAAAAGCAATAAATGCTATTGATAAACCTATTCTAAATAAAAACGATACAAACTTTGCCACAATTCTTAAAATCAAACCTATATTAACTATAGGTCCACCTGGAACTGAAAACGCAAAATTCTCTAATGTTGAGTTAATCCAATCAATCATTTCCGATATTGCATCATAAAGGAAATATATTCCCAAAACGATTAATATGTACTTTAATACGGGCCACATCCATGCTATAAAGTGAGCAACAAATAATAATACTATTAATGGATATGCCAAAATACTCATAAAGACATTAAAAATAAAAAATATGGCGTCAAAATTTTTAATAATGTCGTTAGATGGAAATGTATTTACCGTTGATTTACAACTTCTGTTATCAATTTCTTTAATCCCTAAATGTTTTGCTCTTCCAACCCCATTTTTGTATCTATCAAGGAACATTGCCGTAGTATAAACTTTATTATAGTTCATTTCATAGAATGTATCCTCACAATTGATTGCGGATATAGGATCAACGTAATCATCCCAATCTAAACTAAAACTATATGATCTTAATAAATCAAAATAACCTTGTGGAAAGAATGTGAAGTCAAATTGTTGTGGTTGTGTATTATCAACAGGATTTGAATCTATTGATATTAGATCACCAACATTAACAGGTATAACCATAGTATCTCCATAATATGGTAGTCCGTTAACATAAACGGTAAAAGTATCGGAATTAGTCTTCCCATTAAATAGTAACCCACCTTCAGTAAATGGAGGTAAGGGATCACTTGTAATATTACCAGCAGTTGTATTAAATATTGTCGAAACTGCGGAGGTTGGATCAAACGGGTCTGTACCACTCGTATTCCAACCATGTTCTTTAATATTTGGAACTAAAAAATTTGCCCTTTGAAAATCATTTTGTATCCCACCTTCATTATTCCATTTAAATTTAAATCTATATTTTCCCTTTGTTGGGATACCTTTTGTTGGGTCATTTGAAATTACTTGTTCTCCAAATTCATTTGTAATAATGTAATCCAAATTCATTGGTACATTTGCTAAAAATGATCCGTCACCATCTATAATTTTTCCATCTTGCTCAAATTTATATTGTTCAAGAATTGGTAAATTATTTTTATCAGGATATATTGTTTGTCTTATAGATAATATTTGTCCAGGTCCTGCAATTAATTCACATAAATTTCCTGTATTATTTTTTGGTTTACAATTTGTTTTAAGTGAATCTTCATTAGTTGTAGAAATAAGAGACCCAATAAAAATAGCGGTAGGATTAATTGTTACGTTTGCTTCATTAGTTAAATCAAAATCAACTCTTGTAATACCTATTTGACAAATGTCTTCTTGACCCCAAAGAGGTGATATATCAACGTTTTTATTTACTGTTTTTATCTGTGGTAATTCACTTAAATTTGATGAGGATTTAAATGTTGATCCATTAACTTGTGTTTGAGTTGCTTGACCCGCATTAATTAAATCTTGTGGTGTTAATGAAAAACATCCAATATCCGATAAATCAACATCCATAAAAACGGTTTGAGCCCCAATTGGGACTCCAAAAATCATATAATCACCACTATCATTTGTTTTTACGGTATATTTGTAATATTTGTCATAAACCTCAATATATGTTTGATCTATTAAAACTTCTTCCCTATTTGGAAATGTCCCTGTTGCGGCATGAACACTATATGATGGGTCATGAGGTAATAAATTGTATCTATACCCTAACTCATTATTATCTGATAATGTTTTATATGGGTATAATTCAGATATTATGGGATTTAATTCATCTTCAGGATCAAGAGGTATGAATATAGAAACTTTAGCGTTTGGTAACCCAAAACCACCATTTACAAGAACTCTACCAACTACAACCCCATAGTCAGAACACACCTTTGTATAAAGATCTGATTGATTTATTTTTAAAGATAGGATCTCTAAAAAATCAAAATCTTGGTCTAATTTTACATTGATGTATTTGTCAACCCCTACTTGAGTCCTTATTCTATATGATTTTGGCATTAAAGTCTTTTTTGATAAATAGTTTATTTCCTATTTTCAAAAAATAGTTCTAATTAAAAAAAAATAAATTATTAGGAAAAATTAACCGTACTTAAATTGATGACCCTAACATTGATGTCTTTGTTAGGAAATCTAATTTGATATATTTGAGTAGGTTCAGCAAAAATTGTATCTGCAATTAATTGAATTTGTTTAGTTGCCGGATCTGAATATTTTTGAGATGTTTGATTTGACGAGTATTGCCCCCCAACTTTATTAAAAAATTCCATATCAGAAATACTTATTATTCCATTTTCCGCTTGGATTAATCTTCTTAATTCAGATACCACAACATTTTGACCTAATTGTCTTGTTGTAGGACTAAAGTATGTTGTGATAATATCAATGATTTTAGATACAACCGCACCTTGATTTTGACTAGCGTCTAACACAACATCAACATTAACCGCCAAATCAATTGGGTTTGCACTTTCTATTGAAATGTAATCATTAATCATCCTATAATTTGATAGGTAGTTTGCAACATTAGTTTTTAATGTATTAGAAACCGTATCAGTTAAATTACCACTTGTGTCGTAAGATAACATTTTTATCTTTATCATATTATTCTCTTCAGTAATTGCAACTTTTGCTGGTGCTCCGAACTGAGATGGCATTGTTCTAATAATTGATTCGTAATCATTTATTGTAACCGCTCTGTTTTGTGCTGAGAAGTTATATGATACCATATTTCTTACTTCTTCAAGTGTTGGTGCGTTTGCCCCTCCAATCGCCGCAGTAACGTTATTACATTTCAATGTATTAATAACAGATCTGTTAATACTTTCCGATGGACCATTAACAAAGAATGAAACAGTACCAATTTGATTGATTACATTAACACCTAAATTAGTTGCTTGTCCACCACCAACTCTATATTGTATAAACAATGTTGAGTTTGACTTAAGAGCCGCACCTAAAGCTAAATTGTTAGAATATTTATTTAAATCAAATCCTTTACCTGATCTTGCAAAATCTCTAAGTTGTTCTTCAGCAGAAACATTACCACCACCAAATGTCATTTTTAAATAACCTTCAGGTGTATACTCAGATGTAAATTTAGTGTTAGTTAAAATATATTTACCAACCTTAGTGCCAGGTTGATCAGAAACTTTAGTTGGATCTTCAATGAATACTCTGTCTTCAGCAAGTGCCTTAACTTCATACCATCTATCGCTTAACCCTAAAAAGTCCTGTGGATTTGGAATTGTATTAAATTGAGTCCCATCTTTTAAAAGGACACTTGTTATACCTAAAACATTTTTTTCAGGTAAGAATAATTCAAAGAATGGTTTTACATCGTTTGGTGTAATAACTCGTTTGAATACTTTTGTAAACCCGTTTACAACAACTTCCCTTTTTACAATGTTGTAATTTAATATTTTACCATTAGCATCAAAGTTAGGTATCTTTAATCTATTTAATGTTCCTTCAGAATTTATTGCCGAGGCAAAATCAATATCGTAAACGGTTTCAAATGGTTGACCAGCACCACTTACTTGGGATCCTCTCCTTAGAATACCACAATATCTTAAATCTTCTCTATCACCAAATGCGGGAACCGTTATTGAGAAATCTACTAATGCCACCGAAGGTCTTTGACCCGGAATTTTTAACCCGTAAGTCTTAGCGATATTATATACTGAAGATTTTTGTTGTGCAAATTGTAATACCGTTTCTTGAATACTTCTATCAATATTAAATTGTAGGTTATCTGTAACGGCAGCATTTAAATCTAACATTACTGAGAAAACACCAGCGTCGTTAAAGTTCTGTACTAAATCAGGATAATAAGTACGGGTAAAGTTAATTAACTCAGTTCTTATTCCTTGGAAATCTCTAGTTGTGTATGATATTTTTTTCTCAGCCATATACTATTAAATATTGATAATAACAAAATCACTACTTTCAAAAGCTTGATTTGTGACTTTATAATCTATTTTAATTTTTGCGGTATGTTCTTTGTCGCTTATACCTTGTACTTTAAATTCTCTTTCTCCATCAGGATTAATAAAAGTACCCTTATTTTCCTCACCTAAAGAAGCGTCGGTTATTGAGATATTTGTTATCTGTACACCAGGCATATATCTTTCAACAGAATCCCTAATTTCACCTTCAATTTCACTAAATGTAGGTCCATCAAGAGGTTCAAAAATATATTCATACAATCTTGTTCCAAAATCAGGAAGATAATATCTATACCCTTTTCTAGTTAACAATAAATGAATTAAATTACTTCTTACTTCTTCTTCAGTTGTATCAGAAATATCTAAATATTTACCAACGTAAGATTCTCTAAAAGGAAAATTTATCCCGTATGTTATTCCATTTGCCATATCTTATAAATATAGTATCTATGTGTTTTGAATAAATACATATAAAATAAAAAATCACGACCTAAGTCGTGATTCCTTTAACGTTTTACTCCCTTTTTCCCAATTGGGTTCATATGGACAATGTAAACATTTGCTTCCGCAACAACTACCCCTACGTTTATGATAGTCTTCGGTCATAACAATCCTACCTTGATTATTATAGTAGAAATCGTTTGGTTGTAATTTTGGACCAAATTCTCTAACATACAACTGTTGTACCCAATCTTTAGATGCTCCTATGTTCATTTTATTTAAGAAATTTCACATCCATTAGCCCCACACGCAACTTCACCTCTTAAGTCTGTATTGTCCTGTAATTCAATTACTTTTGTAAGATCCACATCTTCCAATGCACTTAACAATTTGTTAAAATCTTCTTCAGTACAATCCTCAAATGGTGCTTGAGTGTAAGTTCCTCCGTTATATGGTAACACTGATAAACCATTATAGAATTTTCTATTGTTCCACATCCAATCACCTACCAAGTCCCACTCGTCTTCTTTAATCGAAACCGTTGCAGATACGTTATGTGTGTTTTGACCCGTTCTGTGTCCATTTCTAACCCACTCTTGTGATACTTTCTTAACACGTTCCAACATTTGAAATACGGATTCGTGTCTAAGGATTGATCCTAATGGTGATTTTTGTGGAATTGAGATAACTGCCGTATCGTGAGGACGGAAGAACTCATCTTCTACTAACTCAGGATGGTTAATTGCCAAATAAGAATAGATTGCTTCGTTTTTACCAACACGAATTCTTCTTAAATAAAAGTCATTGTGCCATGCGTGGATACCTGAAGAAGTTCCCAAAACCAATGATGATGTTCCTGATGGTTTAACGGTTGTTGACCTTGCCGATTTGTTAATACCTATAAGTTTTGCAACTCTTTCGTTTTCAAGTTTAACCATTTCAGCAGCTGATTTCATATCATAACCTAAAACAACACCTGAACCAATTCCTGTCATTCCAACACCAATAAGTGCGTCTTTCTCAGTTGTTCTTTTCCATACATCTCTTAAGTAATGGAAGTCAGTGTATCCCGCTTGTAATGTTCCGATGAACGCTGCCCCTTTAACTCTTTCCTCAAAATCTTCTTGTGATTCAATGTCAGACGCATTTACTTCACATAAGTTACAGAATTGATTAGGTCTAAGTGCAATCTCACAACATGGATTGGTTCCCCAATCTTTGTCGTTTGACAAGTAGATACCAGGTTCACCTGCTCCTGATAACTCAATTCTTTTCCAAAGATCCATGAAAAATTCTTTAGTGATTTTGTGACGAAGAAGTACTGCCGAGTTGTTAGCTCTACCTCTTTGTGCGTTTTGTTCCCACCAATTTCCTGACTTACAAGAAATCATTTCCTCATCGTCAGCGGAGAATAATGAAATTAATGCCGCTCTTCTGATTCCACCTGCTAATACCGCGTCTGCAATATGACATACAATATCGTGAGTTTCAATAGCTGATAATTTTTCACCATCTTTTTTGTTTTCAAACACTTTTGTAATATTATGAACACAATCTTTAAGTGGTTGAGGTCCAGGGGCTTTACCTCCTGAAGTTACCAATAATGCTCCTTTATGTCGGATATCGGAGAAATCAAATATAGGTGTTGATGATTTAACACCCAAATAGGATTCAACTAATACTTTAATTGCGTCTGCCCATCCCTCAATACTATCACCAATAAGGTAACGTCTTGTTCTTGTTGGGTTTGGTTTTTTAATCTCAGGTAATTTATCAACGTGGTGTTTTTGTACTGAAAATCCAACACCTGTTCCACCTAACAGTAAGAACATAGTCTCAGAGAACGCATCTGGATGGTCAATCGGCATGTAAGCACAATTGTAAACTCTGTTTGGTGAAATTTCAATAGGTTTCCCACCAAATTGCAATGATCTCATTGATGGAAGAATTTTTTTACCATATACCATTTTATATACGTTTTCAATTTCTTCTTTAATTTGGGGGTATCTCTTTTGGTGCATCTCCTTATTTCTTGTTACCAATTCTTCCCATGTTTCCCTTCTATTTAATTCGGGAATAAATTTAGCATATTTCATATACACTGTAATATCACTTAAAATTTTTTGTGAAATATCCATTTTTTAATTAATTATTTGTTTGTTTGTTTATTTAATTTTTTTGTTCTCTTTGTTGTCTTTTTTCTAACAACTCTTTAACTCTTAATCTTTGTCTTTCTTCTTTTTGTTCTTCCAAACCTAAGAAAGTCATAGAACTCTCGGTATCAATGTCTAACATTGCATTATCAAATTTACAATTCTCAAATACAACTCCGTCATCACCAACCCTTGATTTTGTAATTGCTATTGTTGCTAATTTCATTTCTTTCTGTTGAAGTGTTTTTGCAACCGTAATAATAACGTGACCAACTTGTGCCTTTTTAATTGATCCACCCATTTGATCAGTTGTTACAACCTCAGAAGAAATAGAACTTCTATTACCTTGTGTTGCAGTCCATCCAACTAAATCCATTTCGTGACACATTGCTTCAAATGCTCTCATTACAGACCCCTCACTCTTCCATTCATCACCTAAATTCTTATCAGGAACAACACAGTCAATGTAATCAAGTAATACCATATCAATCTTATTACCATCAGCAACCATCTTTCTGATTTGATTCTTAATTTGTGACATAGTTACCGTATCAGATGGTAACTTAGTCATAATTAACTTATTTGACATAGATTCCTCAATATCTTTAACCTTTTTGATAACTTCGTCTCTTTTTTCTGATAATTCATCAGGATGAATCTTAGTCCAAAGTGTGTAGTGTTTTCTTTGAATTACCTTTGGATTATCTTCAAAAAAGATTTGAAGTACGTTGTTTCCTAAGTTAAATGCGTGGTTTGCAATTTTAGTTAAAACGGTAGATTTACCCACACCTGTTGGTGCTAATATAACCCCAATCTCACCTTTAGCTAAACCACCTTTCAATAGTCTATCAATTCCAGGTATTCCCATTGGAATTGGGTGTCTGTAGTCTTCATCAAGGACCTGATCAATATTGGAGAAGACATCCATTGAACTTGTGTCTTTAGCTCCTACTTGTAAAGCTCCTCTAACCATTTCCTCAAGGGCATCATAGTTCTCAAATTCACCACCATCAATGATTTTTTGAGCTTTGGTCATAACCTTTTGAAGTTCCTGTTGTTTACAGAACTTTAACGCCTTTTCCTGTACAAAAGCTACACCATCAATAGGTGCATCCTTAATTTTTTTAATTGTATCCAATACTATCTTGGATGCAATCTCTTGTTGTAATTCAGATTTAGTAATCTGTTCTAGTGTCTCAAATGATGGTGTGTGATCATATTTTGTATAATACTCTCTGATCATTTGGGTAATTATTTTAAAGTATTTATTTTCAAAATAATTGTTTTCAATCACATCAATAATTGAATGTGAAAAATCTTTATCTAAAATAATTTGATTAAGTAATTGTAATTGGAATGTGTTTCCTAGATACTCAAAATTTTTGTTTGTCGCCATAATTCTCCTTCTGTCAGTAAAGATAAATACTATTAGTTTTGGATAAATTCAGGGTAAAAATAATTAAAATTTTTGCCTGAAAAAATGTCAGTCAGGTCGTTTAGTATACCTTTTAGCTTTGGTCGTAGGTCTACGGTATATCTTACCTTTGGGGGGTACACTTTAGCGTCAAACCTTCTCTGACAAATTGTCAGGTCTCCAACCTTAATATAAAGGTTAAAATTTTCATCACCGTCAGTAATTGACGTATTTAAAATCTCTGGGTTCTCAGAAATTTCATATTTGTTGTCTAACATATAGACCACTGATCTCATTTTTAAATCATATTGTAATTTACGACATACCATACTCATATGATCATAAAAGTCCTCAGATTTGTGAGCAGTTTTGTTAAACCCTTTAACATTAAAAAAACGTTGTACTACAATGTTATCATTACACATTAATAGGAATTCAACTTTTGTTACATCTTGATCTCTCATCTTTTTTTTTGTTTTTACTTTTTGTTTCTAAATTTTGTTTTTTCTTTTCTTGATAATTTTAAAAATGGTTTTAAAAAATTAACCCAAGAGTCATCACCTTTTGGTAGGTATTTGAAGAATCCGTCGTCCATCATCATTCTAATTAGGTTTCTATGTCCTCTCCCATCGGGATCCATCGATTCAGAGTAATATTCCCTAACCATTTCTTTACCCTTTTCATCAATTAAAGGTTCTGACAGATCTACAAGTTTTTTATTGATTTTAAAAAAATCATCACCCATAATACCTTCTTTGGTTTTTCCACTGAGTAGATTTCCTAAAACAACATTTGTTTTTTGTTCTTTTAACAATAACTCACCCTTTGTTAAAATATCGGTTAAAGATGTCTTCAAATCAAGTATTTCAGGGAAAAATTTAATTAAAGTTTTCTCACCCATTAAACTTATTCCGTCAATATTATCCGAAGTATCACCAGCAAGGATCTTAAATGTCATAACATTATAATGAGGAATAGAACAATCTTTAAATTTAATGTTGTCCCCAAATCTATAATACGACTTTAAGTTTGGTGAATAGATTAATACCTTTTCTGAAATTAATTGAGTTAAGTCTTTATCGCTTGAGAATATCGTTTTCTCTTCATCTAAAGAGATTTGACAATAGTAGGCAATAAGATCATCCGCTTCCGAATTTTCAACCTCTAATTGCCTTATAAACATATCTTCAAGATATTGTTTAACCCTTGTTTTTTGTTTGTTAAATGAATCTGTCTTCTCCTCATCATTAGGAGAAGACTTACGATTCATCTTATATTTTGGATATATTAATTTTCTTTGTGATGAGTTTGTATCACTATCCCAAAAGACCATAACTTTATTAAAATTGGTTTCTTCTAAAAATTTACGAATTGTGTTAAGAAAATGCCAAGTCCCACCAATGTGTTCCCCATTATTATAAAAATCCTTAACTCCGTGAAATCCTATTTTTAATAAATTGTTACCATCAACAATTAATGTTTTGACCATTTAAATTTTTTAAGTCGTTTGAAATACTTTTTACTCGTCAGAGTCATCATCAGATTCATCCAAAGAATAATCTGAATACCCTAATTTTGTTTCCCAATAATCAGAATATTCTTTCTTATAGTTATCCAAAGATTCTTTTGTGTCTGTAATATAACCTTGTGGTACTGCGATGATCTTACCATCTTTATACCCAAGACCATTAACGTGATTCTTTAATATAGAAATTTTTGTTCTAATTGCAAATGATACTTTTCTACCATTCTTAGTCGCATCAATATGACTAATACCTGCCTTTTTCTGATTACCAAATAAGAACACTAATGATGATGCCAACCATACCGCCTCACCACCTTTAGCCTTAATTTCAGGTTGTCCAAATGGATTATCAGGTAGTAACACCCAAGGCTGATTTAAGATCACTAAAGTATTGTAATATGGGTAGTCTTCTTTTTTAGATTTTGATATTCTTGAATGAATTCCCATACCAATTTTATCCGCCAATACTTTTGCGTTGTGCATTCCACCACCTTTACCGTCAAAAGTCATCTGACAAGGTATACTTCCAATACTGTCCCACAAAAATAATAAACTATAAGGAATCTCTCCCTTTTCTTGAGCGTCAAGAATATTATTAATAAATTCAGTTGCTTGTTCAATTACATCAAACGAATCATTAAATATAAACATACCGTCATACTCACCAAGTTCATTTTTTTCAGCCTGTAACCCTAATTCAATAGCGTGTTCCCAAGACCACTTTTTCTCAGTAATAATAAGAATAGGTAAGTGTCCTTTTTTCTGAGCATCTGCTGCCGCAAGGATCATTGCCGTTGTTTTTGAAGTATTTGAATGACCTAAAAACATATTTATACCACCCATAATAGGTCCCGGTAATCCAGATGACCCCAAAAAAGCCTCCCCAAGATTATAAAAACTTTCTGGTTTGTATTTTGTTTTTGTTGAGTACTTATCTTTGATTGACTCTAAAGATATTTCTCTTTTTCTTATTGCCATGTTATTCTGTAATTACTGAATTATATTTACGAATTTTTTCCAATGACTCAAGTTTATCTTGTGCATTAGCGAATTTTTCAACCAATTTATCCATTTCTTCAAGATGTTGTGGATGTTCACCAATACCAACAGGCGAAGTTAAATAAACTAATAATGTTGCTTCCGCTTCTGCCATTTCACTACGATATTTTAAGGACAATGCCTCATACATTTTTTCTGCTATTTTGCTCATTTTTTTTGATTTTAAAAAATATGGACACTCAGTATTTCCAAGTGTCCATGTTAAAGTTTAATTAGAATGGTAAATCTTCGTCAACTTCTTGATTAGACTGAGGATCAGCCTTTTTAACTTCAGACTTTACACTTCCACCCATAGAAATCTCTTCTTCTTGATTATTTGAGTAGATGTATTTTCCTGCGTCAGTGTCCCAACGTGGAGTTTCACCTCTTGCAATTGATTCAAGATATTCAACAGGTTTCTTAGAGTATACGTCCTCCCAAGTCAACTCATTGTTGATCCATGTTGATGCTTGTTCAGCGTCTTCATGTGTTGGTGTTGGATCGTCATACATAACGGTTTGGATAACCGTATATGTTGCACCTTTTGGTGTCTTTGCCTTTGT